AATACACCAAATGGTTCAAATGTTGTTAACGAAATTGCTTCATTTAATGCCGATTCTGTTGAATTTACTGGTACCGTGGCACCACAAAAAGGATTCATTTATTCACCTACTATTTTAGTTGGCAATCAAACTGCATTTACAATTAATTTTTCAACAACGTCATTAATTAAAGCTACACTTGCTGCAGATTGTACCATATCACTTTCAAATTATATACCAGGTAAAGTCGTTGAAGTTTGGTTGACGAATCTTGGCGGACCAGCAAGAACAGTTACACACGGATGCACAGCACAGAATTCAACTGACAATTCAACAACATTTACTATAGCATCAACGGCTTCTGCCTACCTAAGATACTTCAGTATTGATGGTGACAATGCAAATACTTTTGTAGCAATCTCATACGCTTAATAAATAAATCATGGCAAATTTTACAGCAAACTCATCTCAACTCATATACGGCAGTAAAATATATGAGGTACTACAATATTATTATGCTCCTGCAACCACTTCTAATACCACAAACACATTACAGAATGCTCTATATGCGTTTATTGGCCAAGTGGATCCATGGCCAGATGAAGAAGAACCCCCCATGCCAACACAGGATCAATATTCTTTAAAACAAGTATTCAAAAATATTATTGCTGCCAAAAAGGTAACATCATCTGATATTTCTCCGGTAATACCAAGGCGAGATTGGAAAACTGGTGTAATATATAATCAGTATTCTGATACAGAAGATATGTTTACGGTTGATGCCAATGGTATACTAACAAAAAATTTCTATGTACGAAATCGTTTCGATCAGGTGTTCAAATGTTTAGGAAATGCTAATGGATCACAATCAACTATTGAACCTGAGTTTTTACCTGGTACATTTGATAAGTCATTCTTGGTAAAAACAGCAGATGGTTATAAGTGGAAATTTTTATATACAATCAACATTGGCCAAAAACAAAAATTCTTAGATACAAATTGGATGCCTGTGATTGGTATTGGTCAAAACATTCCAAATCCAGTTGAAACATTTGCCTCACATGGTGATGTTCCAGTTATTAACATCACAAATACTGGTCGTGGTTATTTTTCTGGTGGTGTAAAAATTACCATTAATGGTGATGGCCAATTTGCAAATGCTACGGCTAGTGTTAATGCAGCTGGCTATATAACCGATATTGTTATGGCAAATACTGGCCAAGGTTACAGTTATGCTGAAACGGTAATAACAACGGAGGCAGGTTATCCGACACCTAATGTAGTTGCTACTGCGAGTAGTCCTGTATCGCCAATAGGAGGTCACGGATTCGATCCTATATCAGAGTTGGGATGTAATCATGTTATGACGGCTTTAGAATTTAATGGTAGTGAAGGTGGATTAATACCAACCGATATTACTTACAGGCAATTAGGTATGATATTGGATCCCTATTCAAAAAGTAATCAAGGAAAACTTATACCATATGCAACTGAAACTGTGTATGACGTAACGACAAGTATTTTGGTTTCTTCCGGATTAGGTTCATATGATAGTGGCCAAGTGGTGTATCAAGGACCATCTTTGGCAAGAGCAACTTTTAAAGCAAAAATTGTTAGCTTTAATCCAGCAACCAATATATTAAAGGTCATAAATATAACAGGAACACCAACTGCAAATGAAGTTCTTGTACAAGAAAGTTTATCATCAGGTCAGGCTATTATTAGAACGTTATTACAGGTAACCGATCCCGATTTTATTATCTATTCTGGATATATCACTTATATAGAAAATAGAACAGGAGTTGAACGTAGCGGAGATGCTACTGAACAATTCCGTGTTGTGTTAAGATTTTAATGGAAAGAAAAAATGGCACTTAATTTTAATGTAGAACCGTACTATGATGATTTTGATGTAACTAAAAACTACCATCGAATTCTTTTTAAGCCAGGATATTCTGTTCAGGCTCGTGAGTTAACACAATCTCAAACTATCCTACAAAATCAAATCACAAGTTTTGCTGATGCAATTTTTGCTCAGAACACTCCCGTTTCTGGCGGTAAAGTAACAGTTAACCAAAATGTTTATTTTCTAAAGTTAAATGCAACCACGCCGTCTGGATTAACCACAATTGCAGCATCGTTTGAAAACGGAACAATTTATAGCCAAGATGGTTCAGTTGTTGCAAAGGTAATTGCTTTTGCAGAAGCCACATCAACTTCTATTGGAGTTGACGGTGATCCACCAACGTTAATGATAACATACATTACCGGCAATAAATTTGGTAGTGGCGACACGATCTATTTAAATGATTCAAACTATATTGCAACTGTTATTACTTCATCTGTTGGTAATGAAGCTACAGGAAAAGGATCCATTGCTTCTATATCGAGAGGTATTTTTTATGTTAAAGGTAATTTCGTAACTGCTTCTGAAGATACAGTTATTCTTTCCAAATACAACGAAAATCCTTCTTTAAGAGTAGGTTTAAATGCAACAGAAACAATTATAGATTCTAATGATGACACCACTTTGTTGGATCCAGCATTAGGTGCTACAAACTATCAAGCTCCTGGAGCCGACCGATATTTAATTAGTTTATCGTTAGAAACTCGGCCTCTAACATTAGGTGACGATGACAATTTTATTGAATTGGTTCGCCTTGCTGAAGGTAGTATACAAAAACAAGTTGATGGAACCGTATACTCTGTTATTGACGATTATTTTGCCAAAAGAACAAATGATACCAATGGTGACTTTATTGTTAGTGATTATACTTTAACTCCCAAAGCAAACACTATTAATTCCAGTAAATATGATATTGGAATTTCAAAAGGTGTTTCTTATGTTCGTGGTTATAGGTTAGAAAATCAAAGTCCTGTATCGTTAACAAACGACCGAGCAAGAACTCAAGATAGTGTATCAAATAATCCAACATTTATTGATTATGGAAATTATTTCTTTGTCAATTCATCCAATGGTGTATTTGATGTAACTACTTTACCTCCTGTTGATTTTCACACGGTAGATAAAACAAGTATCTCTTTGACAAATGAAAATTCATACAACTCAACTAAAGCAGCCACAGGATATATTAGGAATATGGTTTATTCCAGTACATCCAATACAACAAACGGATCAGCGTACATTTATAAAGCGTATGTTTTTGGAATTCAAAACCAAACCTTAACGGCTAATGTGGCCACCGGTTCAGCAAACAATTCTTACATAACACTACCAAGCACAAATCAATTTTCAAATGTGGCAAATGCTTACTACAATGTAACTGTAAGTATTGATAAAGGTACTTCTGCTGGAGATTTTCGTGTAATTACTAGTTATGATGCTGCTGCTAAAATTGCTTATGTTGATAGACCTTTTACGGTTGCACCAACCACTTCTTCTCAGTTTACATTAAGGTTTGATGTAACTGATATAGAAACCATTATTAAAGCAACAGCAGGAACACCATATACTGTTACAGCAAATGCAACAATTGATACATCAAGCAAACAAACAAATGATGTTCTTGCTGATACCGTTCTTCAAAATCCAAATGCGCCTGAGTTATTGTTCAACTTAGGTAATCAATATGTAAGTTATGCAAACAACACTTCATACTTAACAACACAAGTGTTTAGAAACGTTGCGTTTGGTATTTCTGGTGGAAACATTGTTGCAACATTAACTTTTGGTTCTGCACCTGTTTCTACTCTTTCTTTTTTAGGATCAGGATCATTATCAGCCGATGCCGTTTCACAAAACTTTCAAATCATTGTAACAAATCCTGGTTCAAATGCAGGTTTAAGGGCTGGTCAAACACTTCCTTGGAACATTTTGTCCAGAACGTGTTCGATTACTGGTGCAGGTTCTACGGCCACATTTACAACACCATCCAGTGATTTGACATCGTTTACAGCAACAATTATTGCAAAATCTTTTGTAAAAGCAGGTAACGATACAAGTTATATTATTAAAGCTAAAAATTTAGTAACAGGTAATACAACCGGCGTTAATCTTTCCGGAACAACTGTCAACAGTTACAGTTATGTTGACACAACACAAGGTCAAGTGTATATTACTTGGCAAGGTTTGGTTAATCCAGGATCTCCACAAAAATTATACATTACGGATGTAAAACGAATTGTAAAAATCATTGACACAAAATCTCAAGCAACATTCCCAACAGCTGCAATGTTGTCCGATCCTTCTTATGATATTACCAATAGATTTACTTTTGATAATGGTCAAAGAGATTCTCATTATGATTTTGCCACAATTACTTTGGGTGTAGGTCAGCCTGCAATTAAAGGCAACTTACTTGTGGTTCTAGATTACTATGCAACAACTGGTGGTGATGGTTATTATAGTGTGATGTCATACTTGGCTCCTATTTCATCTTCACCAGAAAATTATGCTGAAATTCCATCCTACACCAGTTCAACTGGTAATCCATATCAATTAAGAGATTGTTTGGATTTTAGACCATCTTTAATTAATGCTCAACCCAACTTTACAATTAGAGCGAGTGCGTCTGGATCAGGTGCCTTAGGTGCTTACATACCTGTTGACCTTTCAATATTTGAATCCAATTATGGTTATTACTTGAGTAGAAAAGATAAACTTATTTTAAGTAAAGATAGGTCTTTTGAAATTATTCAAGGCACTCCTTCATCTAATCCAATTGCACCTGGTGAACCAGATGGCGCACTTGTTATTGCAAACTTAACTCATGACCCATATACAGCTTACATTCCAGGTGAAGCAACAGGAGAATTACCAAATCTTTCAATTGAAAGAGTAAAACATAAACGCTGGCAAATGAGAGATATCTCCGATTTGGAGAGCAGAGTTAATAATATTGAATACTATACTGCTCTAAACACTTTGGAAAAAGGTGCTGCTTCATTACAAATTGCTGATGGTAATGGTTTAAACCGATTTAAAAATGGTATATTAGTAGATGATTTTTCTAGTTATGCTGCATCTGATATTTCCAATAATGATTATTTGGTTTCCGTTAACCGCAGAACAAAACAAATGACAGCAGCGCAAGTGGTTAAAAATTTCCCATTACAATCACTATCATTGATATACAATATGGGTCAATTGGATTCCACCAGTGCAAATAATTTGGGTTACAAAATTACTACTGCTGGAAAATCCAACTTCTTTACGTTGTCCTATACAACAGCCAATGTTATTACTCAACAGATTGCTTCTCGTACAGTTAATTTAAATCCATTTGCTGTATCATTGAATTCAGGTATAATGGATTTAACTCCTCCAATGGACAATTGGGTTGATACCGAAAAAGCTCCTGATTTATTAATTGTTGATCCGAATCTACAAGTATATCGTGCAAGTGATCAGGTTAATGTGTTACAAGTAGGTGATTGGAAAACAACAGTAGCCACCACCACAGATAATGTAATTGCTGCCGGAAGAAACTGGAGAGTAAATCAGGTTACAACCTACACAGAGCAACAACAAAAAACTGTATTAGGTAAATATGATAAGTTAAGTTCCAGTTACCTCGAAACATCTGGATACATTACCGATGTCAGTATTTTACCATATATTCGCCAACAATTTTTACAATTTAATACTTACGGTATGTTGGTTAACACCGATGTAAGTGCATATTTTGATGGTGTTTTAGTTGACAAATATATTCGTAAACCAAATATTATAGAATTAACAAACGTTAGTGGATCATTTGTTGATGGAGATGTTATTGGTTTATTTGCTGGTGGTAACTTTACACCTTATGCCAAAATTGTTTCTTATTATGTTAATCCACAAAACTCAAATGTTCGTTTGTATGTTGTAACTTTAGAAGGAATTACATTTAATTCTGGCGTAACACTACAGAATGCCAAATTTAATACATCTGGACAATATCAATCATCTACTGCTAGTGGTAGAATTGCTTCATACACTGGTGTATCTGGAAGATTAAGAAGTGCAAACTCAACAACATCGATTCAGTTGTCTGTTGCGTCATCAAACACCGACATTTATACCGGCCAAACATTGTATGTTATTAGTGGTTCTGGTGCAGGACAATCTTCTGTAATTAGTGCATACAACACGACCACAAAAACAGCAACTTTAACAACGGGAGTTGGTGCAGCTGCAAATGACATATACTCTATTGGAAAACTAACAACCAATGAAGTTGGTATGTTATCTGGTATTTTTGCTTTGCCTGGTGCTACTTTCAAAACAGGCCAAAGAACTTTCAGAGTGGATAATCGAATTGCTGGTAATATAGGTTCAGAAACAACATTCTCTGAAGCTACATTCCATGCTTCTGGTTTACAAACAACAAAACAAGGTGTAAATTATGCTTCTTCAATTGATTCAGCAAAAAATACATTTACACAAACACAAACCAAAACAAATGTAAGCAGTTACAATTACACAACTGTGTGGGATCCAGTAGCTCAAACATTTATTATCGATAAAGATAATTATCCAAACGGTTGTTTTTTAGATTCAATTAAAGTTTTCTTTGCCACCAAGCCTTCTACTGGATATGCACCTGTAACAATATCAATTGTAGGTACAGTCAATGGATATCCTGGTGGAGAAACTTTGGATCATTCACAAGTAACTTTAACAGCCGAACACATAAAAACATCCAATGATCCACACTATTTAAATCCTAATACATATACAGTATTTAAATTCCCAACACCAGTTTATTTGGAACCAAATAAATTGTATGCATTTATATTAAAATGTCCTACATCTAACGAGTATACAATTTATACCGCACAAAACGGTGATACAGCAATTTCTTCATCAGTTAAAAATTTGCCAACTGATCCTACACCAGCTACAACAACAAAAATTAACTCTGCGCCGTATGTTGGTTCATTATTTGTATCACAAAATTCTCAAACATGGACAGCAGATCAAAATGAATCTATGATGTTTGTTGCTGAGAGATGCGTGTTTGATGTTGGTTCACAGCCGCAAATACAATTTGTTGTACCTAATAAATTACCTAGTAGAAAAATTGTTGGTCAAGAAATAGAATATTATTTAAATGCAAATTCTATTTCAAATACAATAACATCTTTTGAAAACACAGATGTTTCTGTTGATGCCTTTAATATTTCAACAACAGATTTTATACCAGGTACAACTTCTTTAGGTTATCAATATGCATCAACAGTAAAATCATCATATACAGGTGCACCTACTGTAAGTGTAACTCCTGGTAAATTTGGTACACCAACTTATGATGACATTTATTTAAATGATGGTTTGGGACAACGTGTATTGAATGCAAATTCAAATACGTCATTCTCTCTATTTGCAACAATGACTTCTGTAAACGATGCAGTTTCTCCTGTAATTTCTGATGATGGATTGAGTGTATATTCTGTAACATGGAACATTAATAACCTTGGACTATCAAACAACATCATAACAGTTGTTTCTGGTGGAACAGGATACAATGCACAAACAGTTTCCGTAACCGTAAACTCTACTGATGGTTATGGTACAGGTGCTACTGCGATGGCCAATGTTGTTGGTGGTATTATTGATAGTGTTTACATTACTAATGCAGGTTCAGGTTACATAACCACTCCTACAATAACAATAACAGACGCTAGTACTCGTTCTGGCAATTCAAATGCTTCTGTTATTCTTGCTGGTGAAACTTCTAAATCTGGTGGCAATGCATTGGCCAGATATTTTACTAAGAAGGTTGTGTTGAACCAAGGTTTTGATTCTGGCGATCTAAGAGTTTACTTTACTGCTTATCGTCCGGTCAATACAAATATATACGTATATTATAAAATACTTTCTAGAAGTGATACACAGAAATTTGAAGAAGGTACATGGCAATTGATGACACTAATTAACAATAGTGATTCATTATATTCCCAAACACGAGATGATACATATGAGTTTGTTGCCGCACCAGGATCATTTGGCAAAGCACAAAATTATGTTTCATATACTAGTGATGTAACAAATCAAACGTATAACAACTTTAGCCAATTCGCTATTAAAGTTGTTTTATCTACAACAGATAACACATTTGTACCATATCTTTCGGACATTCGTGCTATCGCTTTACCATCGGCGGTCTAATATGTTAGTTAAAGTAACTGGTACAACATTCGTAAGAGATACTACGACAATGGCCTTAATCAACCAAGATACGGCTGGTTTGGATGATTACAACTTTAAAAAACAATTAATGGGAAGCCAAAAACAAGAAATAAATATTATTAAAAATGAAATTAATGAAGTAAGAGATGACATCAAAATGATTAAACAAATGTTACTTCAGTTATCGTCCGGGAAATAATAATGGCTAATACCGTATCAGTTTTAAACTTCACAAATACCTTTGGTGACCTTCTGGCTCAACAAAATATTATTGCAAAAGAATTAAACAATCTTGGTGCTAATAATTATACAAAGGATAGTGGAACATTATATGTTAGTGGTATTGGTACAGGACTGTCTGTAACAAACACAGCAGCTCTTGGTGCCGCAGTTGTTTCCACGACCTTGTCCGTTGGTGGTGATTCAACTTTACTTGCAAACGTTTTTTTGGATGCTCCTGGTTTTTCATTACAAGTTGCAAACAATGCAGTTGTACACAAACAAATAGTTACTGATAACATCACAGCAAATACATTAGTAAGGTCATCATCCCTTAACATTACAGGTATTGCACGAGTTAACAATTTAACAAGCAACAATGTGGTTTTAACTCCAACATTAAACACCACAGGTTCAGCTTGGGTTAATAATTTGGCAGCCAATTCTGGTGTATCGGCACCATTTATGATTGCTACAACAAGAGGTATTTTTCAGGACATTACTTCAAATAATCAAATTACCACGACATTTTTAAATGTAACCACCAATGTTACATCGGACTTAAATGTAACTACTGATGTTCGTGGTAGAGATTTTTTTGGTAGAGTCGGAACATTTGATAGTTTTGTTGCTGGATCAATGACCGTAGCTGGAAATTTCGTAGTTAGTTCCCCAACCATTTATTCTTCCAACACCTTTGTGTTAAATGCTAGTGCTGGTGCAGGTCAAACAAGTACATTAGGTGTTGATCGAGGTATTAGTGGTGCAAACGCTTCTTTTAGATGGAATGAATCATTAAAATATTGGCAAATGCTTGACGTTCAAAATGGTCAACATTTTAGAGTATTGACCGATATGCATTTAAGTAATTCTACAAACTTAAATAATTCTTTAAATGTAGCCACATCAGCAGCTGTGTTTGATTTACAAACACAAGTGCAAGCAAATACAAATACATTCACTTCAAATGTAAACACTTTAACAACCAATCTGGCAGCCGCAAATCTTTATTCTCACACAGCATTTGGTCGAGCCAATACATCAGCAAACGTATTTACTGGCACAACCGGTTCTTCTGCCAATGCCATCGACGGAAGAATGTCATTTGCAAGTAATAATGGTGTTGTAATTTCGGCAACAGGAAATACATTATTTGTAAATACTCCACAAGATTTAACGACTTTATCTAACCCAACATTCAATAGCATTTACAGTTTAGGTAATCCACTTTCTGTTGATAATGGTGGTATAGGTGCATCCGATAAAGTTCAAGGTTTAATTAACTTATTACCATCTACTATTGGTGTAGCAAATGGATCTGTATTGGCCGCTAACGCCAACACAATATATTGGACAACTCGTGGACCATTCTTTGCCAATAACTTAACATTTACACCATTTGGTAGTATTACTCAGAATACCATTCAATTGGCAGTACAAGACCTTGAAACAAGAAAAGCAACTATTGCTAGTCCGACATTGACAGGAACTCCTGCAGCACCAACTGCAACCACCAATACAAATACAACACAAATTGCCACTACTGCTTTTGTTAATACATCAATTGATTCAGTATTAAATTCTACAACCACCAAAAATATTAGTATCAGCGGTAATGCCGGCACAGTTACAAATGGTGTATATACCAATCAATCGTATTCCGATCCATCATTTATTGCATCGTTAGCCTCAACAAAAGTGACAGGTTCAATACCTGGTTCTCAGATTAGTGGTGCCATACCAGGAACAGCCGCAGGCGTAACTGGATTTACAATTAATCAAAGTGTTGGTACCGGTGATAATACAAGATTTAATTCTCTTGGTGTTGGCACAGCCGCTTCTGGTACTGCAGGTGAAATCCGAGCAACTAATAACATCACTGCTTATTATTCAGACGACAGATTAAAAACACGTTTGGGTACCATTGAAAATGCTTTAGATAAAGTAATGTCTTTAACTGGTTTCTATCATGAAGCCAATGAGACCGCTCAATCGTTAGGTTATACTCCTGTTCGTGAGGTTGGTATTTCAGCCCAAGATGTTCAAAGGGTTATGCCTGAGGTTGTTGCACCGGCACCTATTGATCCACAGTATATGACAGTACGTTATGAAAGAATGGTTCCTTTACTAATAGAGGCCATAAAAGAATTAAAAGCTGAAGTGGATTTGTTAAAATCCAAATAAAATTAAAACTAAATACCAATAGGATAAAGAATGCCGGCCGGTTACCAAGATTTATTTTTAGAACAAGGTACAACCTTTTCAACAACCATCACTTTAGATGATGTTGATGGTGTGGCTTATGATTTGACTGGCATGCAGGCCAAAGGACAGATAAGAAGGTCTTATTATTCTGCTAATGCCACAGCCACTTTTATTGTAACCATTCCTACTCCAACAGAAGGTGGTATTATTTTAAATCTGGCTGCAAATACGACAGCAAATATTGCAGCAGGCAGATATGTATATGACGTGGCAATTAAAGATTCATCTAACACAATCACTAGAGTTCTAGAAGGTACTGTTAGTGTTCTTCCACAAGTAACTAGGTTTTAAAAATGCCAGGACAAGTAATAGGCACAGTCAATGTGCAAGTTAATACTCAGAAAACCAGTGCGGTCAGGTCGATTACCTATGGTGCCAGAACATTAAAAAGTGCCACAGACCTGTCAATAACGGGTGCGGCTGATGGAGATGTCGTGGTTTATGAAGCTGATACAAATTCATTTAAATTAGCTCCAGTTTCTGGAGCAGCTGCTAGTTTGGATGCCGGAGAGTTCTGATGGCCAATACAACCATACAGATACTCCGTTCATATGCGAACACAAGGCCGTCCAATCTAGATGATGGTGAATTGGCGTACTCTTTTGTATCCAATACATTTTTTATTGGTGATAGAAATGGTAAAATAATTACTGTTGGTGGTTTAACCACTACGGAAAATGCAGCAAACACAGTAGTTCTTAGGGATCAAAACGGTAATATTAATGTTGCAACCATAGACGGTGGAAATTTCTAAATAGTAGTAGTGGAACAACTAGCCTAATAATAAGGAAGAAAAATGGCAAATACAAATATTTTAATCAAACGTTCATCGAGCACAGGACGCCCAAGTTCGCTTGCTGCTGGTGAATTAGCGTACTCATATCAATCAAACACATTATTCTTAGGTACTGCCGCAGGTAATGGTGCTATCAACGTTGGTGGTATATACTACACCCAAGCCATTGATAATGCCACTGCTGCTGCCACACCAAGTACCATTGTTAGACGAGATGCCACAGGCAACGCTTCGTTTAATTTCATTACTGCCAACATTATTGGTACTATTCAAGGTACTGCAAATGCTGCAAATCAGTTACAAACCTCTAGAGATTTTTCTATTTCTGGTGGTGATATCACCGCTTCTGCTGTAGGTTTTAATGGTACAGGTAACGTAACACTAAATGCTTCACTTAATGCTATTCCCGGTTTATCTGCTGGATCATACGGTTCTTCGACTGCAATTCCAGTTGTTACTGTTGCCGCTAACGGTCGTGTTACAGCAATCTCGACACAATCGATTTCAACAACATTTAACCTTGCTGGTGATTCTGGTACAACAAGTATTGATGGTGGCGAAACACTATACGTGGTTGGTGGTGCTGGTATCACTTCAGCAATTTCTGCAAACACAATTACACTAGATGTTGACACAACTGTTGTTCGTTCAAATACAGCAATCACAAGTCAGACTATTGACGGCAACATTACAATTTCTGGTAACTTAACAGTTCAAGGCACACATACAACAGTTAACACATCTACATTGAATGTTGTTGACCCATTAATTATTTTAGCTTCAAATAACACATCTGATGCAGTTGATATTGGTTTTGCTGGTCACTACACAGATGGCAGTTCAGTTGCAAGACATACTGGTATCTTCCGTGATGCTGGTACAAAAGAATACCACGTATTTGATGGATACACTCCCGAATTAACTGGTAATAGCATTGATGTTGCTAATGCATCTTTCAACCATGCAAACGTTAATGTTGGTTTTATTAAATCCAATGGTATTAATTTAAATACACACATTCAAGGCCTTTATAACCTTGCCAATACAACATCTACAACAGCAAGTAATGCAAATGCTAACACCATTTACACACAAGGTGTAGACGCAACTCAAAATACAAATATTACTCATGCTGATACAAAGGCACAAGCCGCTTTTGATAAGGCAAACAATGCTGTAGTAGCATCTACTGACTTTACTTTTGGTCAGATGGTGGTTGCAGATGGTACAGATTCGTTAAAGAGTCTTGCTAATGCTTCTTACACATTAACTGGTGGTTTATCTGTTGCCAATACTATTTCATCACTCTCAGTTGATGCTTATGGTCGTGTAACTGCTGCTACTGGTGCTGCAATTGCAATTAGTGCTGAACAAATTACTTCTGGTACATTAAGTGTTGGAAGAGGCGGTACAGGTCAATCTTCATTTACAACAGGTGCAATTCTTGTTGGTAATGGTTCAGGTGGTTTACAGACTCTTGCTAACTCAACGTACACAGCAACTGGTACTGGTGCCGCCAACAATACAGTATCTTCGTTAAGTGTTGATGCTTATGGTCGTGTAACAGCTGCAACGTTCTCCGCAATCTCTGGTCTAACAGTTGGCCAAGGCGGTACAGGTCGTTCAACATTTACCACAAACGGTATCATATATGGTAATTCTACAGATGGTCAACTAGTAACTGCTGCCGCAGGTACTTCTGATCAAACATGGAGTAATCAGATTCTCACCGTTACAAATGCTGGTGTTCCAGTTTGGTCTACTGCTTTGGATGGCGGTACATTCTAAAGTAGTTTTATAATCTATATTATTTTTTATGTGGCCACCTTCGGGTGGCCCAACAATTTAGGAGTTTGAAATGGGAAATGAAAAGTTTGTTAATTATTATATTGAAAATTTAATCGCCACGATGAATGATTGTTTGATTCGAAACATATCATTACAAGTAAACGAAAGAATTAGTAAAGAAACAATTGAAGATCAAGTTAAAGCAATTGAAAATTTAAAAGATACTATTGGTTCTTTACAAAAAGAAAACCAATCTATACAAGATAATAAACAGGTCTCTGACCAAGAAAAATATCAAAATTTAGAAAATAGTATTAAAGAACATTTAAATACCATTAAAGGTTTAAATGAAAAAATTGCTGAAGCCGACAAACTTAAAAATGAATATGAAAATGTAAAACATCAGGTTCAACACGTTGATACGTTCAGAAACGAACTAACAAAAACCCGTGAAGAATTTGATAGAAGTAAAAATGAATATGAAAATAAAATTAAACAATTATCCAATGAGTCAGCAACAAAGCTTAAAGAATTAACGGGTAATTATGAAAATACTATTAAAGAATTAACTGATAAAATTGACTATTTACAATTAACTCCTGCCAAAAGAAAAAAGTTAGATGATGATAAAGTGAGTGTAACACCGATAGAAAATACTCTTGAAGTGTTTACTAAATCCGATATAACAAAGGATGGCGGAAGTTTTTAAGGTAAATGGCAAATACAACATTACAGTTAAAGAAATCAGGACAGTCAGGTAACGTACCATCTTCACTATCTTTTGGTGAGTTGGCGTTAAACTATGCTGATGGTAGATTATACTACAAGCACGCTAACAATTCTATTGCTAGTATTTCTACTGGTTCTCCCACACAGTCATTTGCCACAATCAATGCTAATTCATCTTTAATATTAGCAACTTCCCCCACAGATACTTTATCAATTATTCCTGGTAATAATATTACCATAACAACGGATACATTTGGTAAATCAATTATCATCAATTCAACAGCAGCTGGTACTGATGGATCGATTGATACGTATGCTAGAACCAAAGCCAATTCTGCCAATGTTTTAGCACAAGCAGCATTCGACAAAGCAAATACGGCCGCAACATCAAGTGTTAGTGATTATTTTCCTATAGGTGATTGGGGTCTTTTAACTGATCAAACAAGATCAGCTTTTGGAGAAACATTAATGCCTTCTTACGATTGTCGGATTGATCCTACTACACCAAATGGTTACTTTTTAACCAAAGATTTTGGTTATATTTGATATATAAATAAGAAATAAAGGAATAGTTTACATGGCCACACAAGTTCAATTTAGACGAGGTAATACAGCACAAACAGCATCTTTTACTGGTGCCTTGGCCGAACTCACGGTAGATACAGATCAAAAAACAGTTGTTGTACATGACGGAGTAAATCCAGGTGGTACAACACTTTCAACTAAAGCATTTACACAGGCTGCTTTCGATAGAGCAAATACTGGCGCTTCTAATGTTGCATTAACAACTTCTAATACTGCTTCTGGTGCAATACCATTAGTCAACACTTTAAAACCAGGTGAGCCATCAATAAATCTTAATGATGGTCGTATGTTTATTCAGTTAAACAATGGTCAGATTGTCGATATATCTTCCAATCCAACAGGTAAAACTTGGCACGTAGCAGTAAATGGTAATGACAATTTTAAAGGTGATACACCAAGTTCAGCTAAAGCGACTATACGAGCTGCTGTTGCTGCGGCACAACCCGGTGATTCTGTTGAAGTACATTCTGGAACATATACAGAAGTTACACCAATTATTATTCCACAAAATGTTCAATTATGTGGTTCAGGTGAAAGAGCTTGTATCATTAAACCACAAACCAGTTCAAATAATATTTTTTATGTAAACAATAATAGTTATGTGACTGGATTTAAATTTATGGAATATACAGGTGCTGCTGTTTCTTTTCCAACACCATCATTAGAAACTGGTACAGCACAAGCCGGCGGCACAAACACAATTACATTAAATTCTGGTGCATCCACATACACCAATTATTATAATAGTATGACTGTTACTATTACGAGTGGTACAGGATCAGGACAATCAGCTAATGTCATTTCTTATAATGGCACAACAAAAGTGGCCACAGTAGATGCAAACTGGTCAACACAACCAAATAACACTTCAGTATATTCTTTAGCAATTCCACTTAGAAGATCAGCAGCATCTGCCAATTCTAGATATAGCACATATATTACTGGTAGTCCATACATTTATAATTGTTCGTCAATAACAACAACAGGAACAGGTATTAGAGTTGATGGTGATTTGGCAATGGGTAACAAAAGTATCATCTCTGCTCAATTCACTCAAGTCAATTCTGGCGGTACAGGCATACACATTCTGAATGATGGTTATAGCCAGTTGGTTTCCATTTATGGCATTTTCTGTGACACAGCATTCTTAGCTGAATCAGGTGGTACTGCTTCAATGGGTAACTGTAACGTTAACTTTGGAAATAGAGGATTGGTTGCCAATGGTAAAGGTAAACTTGCTATGAGTGCAACGTTGAATGAACCAAATGATGAAGCTTCTTTTACAATGAATCTAAATAATGTTACAGCAAATACTGATTTAAGTGTTACAGCAACAATTCCATATTCAGGTTTAATTATGAAAGTGGATGGTGATGATGCCAATAGTTATTATTCTGTTGTTTCAGCAACGCCATTAAGTGGTAACGTAACAACAGTAACATTCCAATCACAAATTTTGAATTCATTTAATACTGGCACAGCAGTTAGTTTTTATCAACAAAGTCAATTAAGAGCATCAGGTCAAACATTTGAATTCGTTGGTGCCGGAACATCAATTCAGTCGTTGCCAAGGTTAGGAGGTATTCCAGATCCTGCAGCACAAATTATTGGAATAGGTGAAGGTGCTGTGTTTGCAACTTCAACTGACCAAAGCGGCAACTTTGTTGTATCCGATTTGACAATTAATCAATCGACATCCACAATTTCAGGAAGAACTTTTTCTAAGAGTCTTTTTGCTGAAATGACTCCATATATACTTGCTCTAGAGGGTTAATAAAATGGCACTACAAATTCCATTAAATTCGTTTAAAACAACAACGGCTAACGTCACCACATCATCAACAACCGTGTATACTACCCCTGCAGGCGTAACTACTGTTGTATTATTGGCACAAGTGTCAAACATTCATGCATCGGAATCGGTAACCGTTTCAGCCAATCACATTCGTGGAAGCAATTTAACATCAATTGTTAAAAATACAGTTATACCAACTACGGATGCAACAAATTTATTGCTTGGTAAATTAATATTACAAACTGGTGATTCACTCAGTATTACAGCTAATGCCAACAATAGAGCACAATTGTTATTATCATATCTCGAAACCGCTAACGCTTAATATAAACTATGCCTAATAATCTTAAATTAATTAGCGGACGTGTAGCAGTTACTCCTGCAGCAAACGTTGCAGCTGACCGGTATCAATACTTAGATTTGAGTTCTGCGGAGCCAAATTTAGGCACAGGTAATACAGGTGATGTATTAGTTTACAATAGCTCATTTCCTGGTGGTAGACGATGGATTCCACAAGGTGATATTCGTGGTTCTATAGGTGAATCTGCTTATGATGAAGCTAATACTGCTTCTGCAAATACTTTGTATATTGCTGGTGTTAACATTACACAAAACACTCGATTAGATATAATTGAAGGTGTTAATCTTTGGCAAAATACCGAAATTGGTCATGCAAATACCAAGGCACAGGCAGCATTTGACAAAGCAAATACAGCAATCACTACAGCTGGTGGCACAATTACCGGTTCCTTAAACGTATCACAGAACTTAACAGTAACAGGAAATCTAACTGTATTAGGTACAGCAACAACAATTAACACATCTTCTTTTACTGTTTCTGATCCTTTAATACAATTAGCAATTGGAAACTACACATCAGATTTGTTAGACATTGGTATTAGTGGCCATTACAATGATGGCACCAATGCACACACAGGACTTATAAGAGATCACGGAACAAAAGATTGGTACGTATTTGATGGTTATACTCCAGAGTTATCTGGCAACAATAATATTGATATAAACCATGCATCATTTGCTAAGGCCAATGTTAATGCTGATTACTTCAAAGGTAATGTAATTGCCACAACTGTTAATATTAATGGTCGAGATCAGGCGTCTGTTGATGCAACACAGAATACTAATATTACCAACATAAGTTCTTTAGCACAAGCTGCTTTTAATAGAGCAAACTCTGCTGCTCGAGCAACATCAAGTAACACAAGACCTACAGGAAATACTGTTGGTGATTTATGGTTAAGTTTAACAGATGAAACATTGTATATGTACTCATATGATGGTACAAGCAATAATTGGATTGATATTTCCGGACCAATATTAATATCAACTAATATTGTTGTTCAATACACCATCACAGCTAATGTATCGTAAGGATTAAAAATGCCAGTTAATGAATCAAATACAATACAATACACAGTAACTACAACCAATACAGCTGATGGTACTGTATTGTATTGGAGAACCACAGGTAATACTACTAACTCTGATATTGTAGGTGGTAATACTGGATCAATTACAATCACAAACAATCGTGCAACATTTAATGTTACTGTTGCAGCAGACCTTAATACAGATGGAACAAAAGAATTAGGTATTAGTTTATTAACTGGTTCAATAAATGGCCCAACAGTAATAACCACACCAACACCAATTGTTATTAATGATACGTCAATATCTCCTGCTAATTTTACGCTTGAATATTTAATTATTGCTGGCGGCGGATCTGGTGGCCGTGGTGGCGGCGGTGCAGGAGGCGTGTTATACGGATCATTTGCTGCTCAAACTTCATCACAATACAATCTTACTATAGGTGCTGGTGGCATACTTCAAAACGGAGCAAATTCAAGTATATCTGGTTCTAATATCAATGCTGTTGCAATTGGTGGAGGCCTAGGTGGAGGTTCTAACAGCTTTAATGGCCCTGGATTTTCTGGTGGATCTGGAGGAGGTAGTTCATCTGGTGAAGGTCCGGGCCCAAATCAAGTTTTAGGTGGAGCAGGAACTCCCGGCCAAGGAAATAATGGCGGAATAGGGAATGGTTTATATGATTCGGGTGCTGGTGGCGGTGGCGCAGGATCTCCTGGAGCAAACTCAGCCACCAGAAATGCCGGATCTGGTGGAAGCGGAACATCAAGTTATAGTTCTTGGTTGAACGCAACGGATTCGGGAATTAGTGGTGTAATTGCAGGCGGCGGTGGTGGTGCTGTCGGTACAGAGTGTTGTGGATATACAACAGGTGCTGGTGGATCCGGTGGCGGAGGCGGAGGATCTGCACTCTTTACTGGCCAAAGTGGCCAAACTAATACTGGTAGTGGCGGCGGCGGTAATGGAAGCAATATTTACGGTGGTACTGGCGGTCCAGGAGGATCTGGATTAATTTTGTTACGTTGGTCTGCAACAAACGATAGTAATGGAATACCAATTAATGCTATTGGTGGAACAAATTTTACTTCAGGTGGTTATACATATAGAAAATTTACAAGTTCAGGAACATTTACGATTTAAAAAGAAAGAGATACAATGAGCCATTTTGCTAAAATTAATTCAAAAAATATTGTAGAACAAGTTATTGTTATTGAACAAGAAGTTCTCAATACAGGACATTGGGGTGATCCAACATCTTGGGTACAAACTTCATATAACACATATGGTGGTGTTCACAATTTAGGTGGAACTCCGTTACGTAAAAACTTTGCTGGTGTTGGTTACACATATGATGCTAGTCGGGATGCATTTATTCCGCCAAAGCCATTTGCTTCATGGTTATTAAATGAAAATACTTGTTTATGGGAAGCACCAATATCAAGGCCTGCAGCAAAAGGTAATATAATATATGTTTGGAATGAAGATACAGTTTCTTGGATAGAAATTGATCCTGAGGCCATTTAAGAAACAACAGAATAAATATAGAATAAATTTAGGATCATTACATGCCATTTCCATTATCGCCAGCAAATAACCAAACTGCCTTAGTAAACGGCATCGTTTATCAATGGAATTCTACACTAGGTACTTGGAAAAGAAACGGTTCAATTAACTCTGCATCAATTGGCCAATTACTTTTAAGTTCAGCACAACAATCAACAACAAATGGATCAGGTACATTAATTGTTTCTGGTGGTGCCGGTATCACAGGTAACGTTTATACTGGCGGAATTTTTATTACTGGTTCTGCCAATGGTATTACATTTGTGGATGGTACAACACAAACAACTGCGGCTACAGGTATAGACCAGTACGCTAGAAATACAGCCAATACTAATGCAACCAATATTACTGTAATTCAAGGTGTTGATACTGCACAGAATACCAGAATCACTATTGCTGAAGGTGTGGATGTAGGCCAAAATACTCGTATGAGTATTATTGAAGGTGTAAATACCACACAAAACACCAATATTACATCAGCTGATGTTAAAGCTCAAGCGGCTTTTGATAAAGCAAATTCAAACTTTAGTTCTTCTGGTGGAACAATTACTGGTGATACAGTATTAACAGGTAATTTAACTGTTACTGGTGCCACAATATACGCAAACACAGAAAATTTAAATGTTAAAGATAATATCATTACATTAAATTCCAATGTAACTGGTGCACCCTCATTGAGTGCTGGTATTGAAGTCAATCGTGGTTCTTCTACCAATACAAAACTATTATGGTCTGAAGCCAATACATCGTGGGAATTTACTAATAATGGTACAACCTATGAGAAAATTCCCGCATTAACTTATGTTCAAGCAGCCTTTGATAAAGCAAATACTGCTGAAGGTTCGGTTGGTTTTCTTGCATTTAATAAAGCCAATTCAGCGTTTGATAAAGCCAATTCAGCAAATGTACTAGCACAAGCGGCCTTTGATAGAGCAAACACAGCATTAGGTGGTGCCGTATTAACTTCTACTGTTGATACATTTACAGGTAACGGTTCAACAGTTGCATATACTTTATCTGTTACGCCAGCAACAATCAACTATACAACGGCAGTTGTTGGTGGTGTTACACAACCACGTTCTGCTTACTCTGTTATTGGAACAACTCTTACATTCACATCTGCACCAGCAAATAATCAAATCGTAGAAGTAACCACAATTGGTACATCCAATACTACACTATATACAGTTAACAATATTATTAGTCCATTCTTATTGATGGGCGCTTAAAGGAAATAAAATGCCAATAACATATAAAGTTTTAGGACAAATTAACCCAACTGCACATACAGCAACGACTGTATATACTGTGCCGGCACTTACAAGTACTGTGTTGAGTACCGTTACTGTATGTAATCAAAGTGCCAATACGGCCACTTTTAGATTGGCTGTAAGGCCTTCTGGTGAAACACTTGCAGCTAAACACCACATTAACTATGATACACCTGTTCCGGGTAATGATACTGTTTCGTTAACACTTGGTATTACATTGGCCGCAACAGATGTTCTTACTGCCAATGCAAATACTTCTTCTGTAAGCATCAATGCGTTTGGTAGTGAGATCAGTTAATGTCAATCACCACAGCAAGCCAATCTCAACTTGGACAAGATACTGCTAAAAATAGTCAGATTGTTACAACATCTGTAAAACTGATTAATTCTGGTGCATCTACTGGTCCACTCATTACTTCTATTATTGTAACTGATAATAACTATAATAATCTAGACGACACTGCGGTTGGCACAAGCAACTCATTTATTAAAATTATTGGTAGTGGATTCATTAATGGTGCCAATGTGTTTGTTGGTGGCACACAAGTACCGGCAGCCAACGTAACATTTACAAGTTCAACCGAAGTGAGAGTTAGGTTACCTGTTCTCACTTCTGGAACTAATAATGCAGTTTCATTATTCAACTCTACTGGTTCGGGTGCCATCTTTGCATCTAATTTATTTGCTAGTGGATTTCCTACAGTAACTACATCTTCATATACGGCAGAATCTGTTGATGTTAGCACACAATTATTGGCAACAGGAGATGGAACATTAAGTTATAGTTTAAAATCTGGCAGTTCTTTACCGGCTGGATTATCGTTATCTTCAACCGGTTTAATTTCTGGTACTGTAACTGTAAACAGTACCACAATATTTACTGTATTGGTAGATGATTCACAGGGTCAAACCACACAACAAGATATTACTTTAGTAATTAATGGTTTGGATCCGTATTATCAGTACACATCATTATTGTTACAAGCGGATAACACAAGTAACAATTCAAACAATGGTGTTTTTGTTGATTCTTCAATCAATAGTTTTACTATAACACCAACAGCAAATGTTATACAAGGAACGGTTAATCCATTTGGTGTAGGAACTTGGAGTAATTATTTTACAGGAAACGGTTTAACTATTGCTGCATCATCAGATATGGCTGTTGGTACAAATGATTTTACATTTGAAACTTGGATATATCCCACTGCTATGGTAACATGGAATAGTATTATCAGTACCAGACCAACTGCAGCAACCGCTGGTTTTTCAAACGTTTGGGTTTTAGGTTTTCATTCAACCGGTTACCCATACATTTATTCTGGAGATTTTCAAGCAACAGGATCGGTAGGTGCTATTGCAAATAATACATGGACACATGTTGCAGTTTCACGTTCAGGTAGTACAATGAGATTATTTGTTAATGGTATACTTGCCAATACAGCAACATCTAGCCAAAATTATACAGACAATACAGCAACAATAGCAGGAAACAATGATGGTTCTGAATATTTTACAGGATACATTTCTAATGCAAGATTACTTAAAGGTACTGCACTTTACACTTCAGCGTTTACTCCTAGTACCACACCATTAACAGCAGTTGCTAATACAGTTCTATTAACTTGTCGGTCAAATAGGTTTAAAGATGATTCAAATAATGCGTTAACATTAACGGCAGCCGGTAATTCGTCAGTTGAACGCTTTAATCCATTTGGTCTTAACACTATAGGTTATGCCAATACAACTTATAGTGGATCTTATTATTTTAATGGAAATTTAGGATATCTTCAGACACCAATGACACCACAATTGAAACTTGGTGCTAACAATTTTACTATTGAATGTTGGGCTTACATTAATGCTTATGGTAGCCAAGGCGTAGTGTTTGGTGGCCCATGGCAAACACCTTCACCAACATTTAACAATGGTGCTTGGATCTTAGGTATTTTAACAACCGGTGCAACCCCTAATTTAATATTTAATAGTAGTACGACCGGCACAGATACTATCTCTCTTACATCACCAATTACGATTTCTAAAAATACTTGGAATCATTTTGCTGTGGTACGAAACGGAAACAATTTATCTTCATATTTTAATGGAAATCTTGTAACATCGAATACTAATTATACGATGACAATAAACCCTTCCAGTACACAAAATACCTACATTGGTTATAATCCAGCAAATGGCATATCACCAGGGTTTTTAGATATGAATGGTTATATTAGTAACTTCCGTGTTGTAAATGGCACAGCAGTATATACTTCAGCATTTACTCCATCAACCACACCATTACAACCAATTGCTAATACTGTATTATTATTAACGGGTGAAAATTCTGGCATTTATGATGCAACATTGCAGAATAATATACGAACTGCCGGTGATACAAAAGTAAGGACCAATATTGCTAAGTATGGTACAGGCAGCATGTTTTTTGATGGTACTACCGATTATGCAGTTGTACCAACCACTACGAATTTTGGATACGGTACAGGAGATTTTACAATTGAATTTTGGATGTATTTAAATTCAATTGTGGACGATCAGTCTATTATAAGTAATTTAACATCAGTATCAAGTGTTAATCCACATTTATATTTTACGCAAGTAAATAGGTTATTAATATATCAAACAAATAATGCTACCAGAATTAGCAGTAGTGGTAGTGGTGCGTTGTCCGCATCAACTTGGTATCATGTTGCTCTCTGTAGGAGTTCTGGTAGCACAAAAATGTTTATAAACGGAACTCAAGTGGGTTCAACATATACAGATTCTAATAACTATGGCACATCGGCACCATTGGCAATAGGAACATATTGGAGTTCTGGAACACCAGTGACCACAAATACGTTCAACGGTTACCTTGACGATATTAGAATCACCAAAGGATATGCAAGATATACTGCCAATTTTACTCCACCCAACTCGGCCTTAAAGAATAAATAATAGAATAAGAATAAAAGGTTTTTAAATGCCAATATTAAAGATACAACCAAACGCAATCAGTAACACAGAAAGCTATGTGTTTGGCAATGTTACTGCTACCTCAAATGTACAAGCAGCCGCTGTATATTCTGACAATCTATTATATTCAGCTAATGGTTTGCCTTGGCAATTTGGTGCAGGCGGAGGAGGTTCTGGTACATTAGTAGGTTTAACTGATGTTAACATTGTAACTCCAGCAAACAATGATATTATATCTTACAATGCTCAAACTTCGGAATGGGATAGCACAAAACTTATATTCGAAAAACAATACACCAAAATTGGAGTGCTTGTACCATATACAGATCAACTAAATAGATTTTATCCAGCATCTAATATATCAGTAATTAGTGTAGTAGCAAGAGTATCTACACCTTCAGTAGGTAATGATATTACTCTTTCTTTAGCTAAAAATTTAAATCCTGTGGCCAATCTGACAATATTAGCAACACAAAATCAATCTAATATATTTACCACACCAATACCAGTAGCCGCCGGAGATTTTTTAAGCCTAAATATAAATACTGTGGGTAATTTAGTACCTGGCGTGGATTTATATGTTACAATGAAATATTATAAAACATAAATTTTGGAGAAAAAATGTTAACAACCACTTTTGAGAATAAAGTACTAGTAGTTTATCGTGACGGTACTGCATTGGTAACGCAACCGTATAAACCTACCAGCACAGGTGATAGACCAGAATGGACCAATGAGCAAGAAGCATTGGACTGGTTTGCTACCGATTGTTATAAACTTGTAGCCACTAAAGAAGAAGTCGATGAGTTAATTGCAGCACAAGATTCTTCTAATACAGATTAAATTACTAGGAGAAAATAATGCCAGAAATTAAAAGTATTACCTCAGCAAATACCGAATATTGTTTAGTAGAAGATCCAAATCCTGCATACAATCGTATTTTCTTTGAAGGTCAAGCACTCGACTTAAATACATTAACACCAACATGGCAGAAACAATTTAACTTCTCTGTTGGTGG